GCTGGGGCGACGGACACTTATGTAGCCGCTCCACCTGAATGGGCGCGTTGGGAAATTAAAACTGGATTTACAATAGGACAGGCTCAGGACAAAATCGGCATAGCCGATCTAATGTTCTTAGGTTGGCACGCTATGAAGCGCGAGGCTGGCGGTAAACCCGTCAAACCTTACGAAGCCTGGTGTGAAACTATTGCCGACATAAGCGTCGGAGAAGCTGACCCAAAAGACATAAGCCAGGAAGCATAGGGAGACTTCTCGTAGAGGTCGCAATCGCTACGGGAATTCCAATGAGTGAATGGCAGAGCGCGGAAGATTTATTAACGGCGGTCGAGATACTAGAAAGGCGCAACGATGGCAGATGAAGCGTTCGCACTAGATAAGACCGAATTAAAAGCCGTGTTCAAAGCGTTCAAAGCGATGGACGAACAAGCTCAGATAGAATCAAAGAATCAAACTGGGCAGATTTCGGAATTCGCTAGATCGCGAATAATTGATAAATCGCATTCTCTTAACACTTCGCGCGTTGCCGCTTCTCGAATTGCGGAAGGTTCAAAAGTTAAGAAGTCAAGCAAGATAGGCGAAATAACTTTTGGTTATATTGGTCAGAAATTCTCAGGCGGTGGAGATACTAAACAGCTTTGGGGCGGCTTTGAATTCGGTTCTAATAAATATAAACAGTTCCCAGTCTGGTCAGGTAAAGAAGGACGCGGCTCTCGCGGCTGGTTTATCTATCCAACACTTCGCGAGATTCAGCCCGAAGTCGTATCGCGCTGGACTGAAGCATTCGGTCGCGTATTGAAGGAATGGTAATGGCTACTGGATCACGCGCGTTAACGTTAAAGCTTCTCGCAGATATTGACGATTTTACAAAGAATCTAGATAAAGGCGAGAAAAGCGTAAGTTCTGTTGGCGATAAAATAGGAGACTTCGGAAAGAAAGCCGCCGTCGCTTTTGCCGCCGCTGGAGCCGCCGCCGCCGCGTTCGCCGCTCAATCAATAAAAAACGCGGTAGATGATGAAGCAAGCCAAAGAAAATTAGAGCTAACAATCGCGGCAACCACTAAAGCGACCGCCGAACAGATTAAAGGCGTTGCAGAATATATCGATAAAACTCAACTAGCTATCGGAGTTACCGACGATCAGTTACGACCAGCATTCGCCAGACTTACACGATCCACTAATGACGTTTTAGAATCTCAAAAGTTATTAAATCTAGCTTTAGATATTTCGGCGGCTACTGGTGCACCGTTGGAGACTATTGCTAACGCTTTAGGTAAAGCATACGACGGAAACGTTAATGCACTTGGTAAACTGGGTCTAGGTTTAGACGCGTCTATTCTTAAATCAAAAGACTTTGATAAAGTATTTCTGGCTCTTACAGGTACGTTCGGCGGATTCGCCGCTAATGAAGCCGACAGTACTGAGAAATCTTTTGCTAGAATTAAGATAGCGGTAGATGAAGCGCAGGAAAGAATCGGTACGGCTTTACTTCCCGTAGTCAAAGATTTATCGGCTTTCATATTGACCGACTTAGTTCCTAGATTAGATTCCTTCATCGGAGCATTAACAGGCGATAAACAATTAACCGATTCAATGACTGCCGCTGAGAAATCGGCTTACGCTTTCGGTTTACAAGTTAAAAGCGTTATTAAAACTGTGATAAATCTTAAAGATGAAATCATCGCGGCGACTGCCGTAATCGCAGTTATATTCGTTACGACTAAGATCGCGGCAGGTGTCGCCGCTACTATCACTTTAATTAAAGGTCTTATAACTGTTTACAATGCGTTAAAGGCTTCGGCTTTAGTGGCTGGTATCGCTCAGGCTTTTGCTTTAAATCCTTTACTCGGTGTCGGTGCAGTAGCTCTAGCCGCTGGAGTATTAGCCGCCGCTAATGTATTACTTAAAGATAACGGAATGCCAGGAACGTCCACTACCGTTCCGAATCCTAATACGTCGAGCAATACCGTTAATGCTCCATCTTTACCTAGTGGGTTTACCGCTGGCACTCCAGTTATCCCGTCGACTGGGAGAATAACCGCGCCCGTAGTCGGTGGATTACAAACTTCTACCGCCGCCGCTTCTAGACCAATTCAAAGTCAAATCGAAATCGCGGCAGGTGTAGCCGCGTTCCGCGCTGGCGAACGCGAAGATAATGTTCAAAGCGTCGCTTCTATTGCCGCTGGAGCCGCCGCTTTTAGAGCTGGCGAGCGCGGCGATACAATTATTATAAATGATAACGTTAACGGTTTAATCACAGACCCAGAGCAAACAGCCAGAGCGATGGCTACTGTAATGAATGAATCTTTTGCGCGCGGTACTGGCGGTTCTGGCAGATTTCAGGTCGCCGTAACGTGACTTTATTTACTCCAGTCTGGCGCTTAAAGATTAACTCGGTGGAGTACACCGATGTAACTCTTGCGTCTATGACTATTGAAAGCGGTCGAAATAATATCTACACGCAAGCCGTCGCTGGCTACTGCTCGCTTCGCATAATCAATACTGATCAGAGCGCGGTTTTAATAGATATTAACAATTCTCTTTCGGTGGAGATTCAAGATTCAACTGCTACTTATATTCCAATTTTTGGCGGTTCGGTAAGTGAATTCGGAATCGAAGTAACTTCGTCTGGATCAAGTGCATACACGCAGACCGTTTCAGTAACAGCTCTAGGAGCTTTATCGCGATTACCTAAAGCGTTAACTTCTGGCGTATTAAGTCAAGATTTTGACGGAGATCAAATACTCGCAATTCTGCAAGATTTATTATTAAATAACTGGGGCGAAGTTCCGCCAGCTTTAACGTGGGCGACTTACACGCCAAACACAGAGACTTGGGCGAATGCAGAAAATACAGGGCTGGGCGAGATAGATACTCCAGGCAATTACGAACTAGCGGCGAGAACTTCTAGTCGAATTGATATGTATTCTTTAGTATCTGCGCTTGCTACTTCTGGACTTGGATATTTATACGAGACGGCGCAGGGGCAAATCGGTTACGCCGATTCCACTCACCGATCCACTTATTTAGCCACTTATGGTTATACGGAACTCTCAGCTAACGACGCGTTAAGCCGTGGTCTAAAGATTAGAACTAAAGGCGGCGACGTTCGTAATTCGGTCTCAATCAATTACGACGCTAATTCTGCCAGCACGGTTAGCGTTTCCGATACTGATTCAATTAACCTATACGGCGAACTGGGTCAAGTAATTAACACCACAATAAAACACCTAGCCGACGCAACTAGCCAGGCTAACTTTTACTTAACACTTCGCGCCAATCCGCAGGCTAATTTTGAATCAATTACTTACGCGCTAACCAATCCAGAAATAGGCAACGCTGACCGCGATTCACTTCTCAATGTGTTTATGGGTCAGCCCGTCAATCTTTCGGATTTGCCGTTAAATATGAATTCAGGAAGCTTTCAGGGCTTTATTGAAGGCTGGCAATTCTCGACAAGCTATAACCAAGTTTCGCTAACTCTTTTCTTATCGCCGATAGCGTTTAGCCTTCAAGCGATGGACTGGGCGGAAGTGAGTGTTTCAGAACTCTGGAGCACGCTATCGGGTACACTCGACTGGGCGCACGCCTTAGTCGTCAATTAAGGAGAAATAATGGCTAATCCAACTACTTACTTCGGCTGGGTTATGCCGAATTCTGCTGATTTAGTTACAGACCTGCCAGCCGATTTTGCGGTATTCGGTCAGGGCGTGGATACGTCTATGCAATTTCTACTGGGCGGAACGACTGGACAAGTATTGTCCAAAACTAGCGGAACTAATATGGCGTTTACCTGGATCAATAATGACCAGGGCGATATAACTGCAATTACTACTGCCGCAGGATCAGGCTTATCAGGCGGAGCAAGTAGCGGCGCAGTTACTCTTTCGCTCTCATCAAGCTACAGCGCCAAAACTGCCGCTTATACATTCGTTTCAGGTGATGAATACAATTTATTTTCAATGAACGCTGCTACTTCGGTTCAATTTAATATCCCAACAGATGCCACATACAATTTTACAATCGGCACAGAGTTTAATGTGTTTTGGATAACTGGCGTGGGTCAGCCAACAATCGGAGCAGTTACTCCGGGAACCACTGCGGTAATTTCAACAGGTAGCGGCACAGGTGGCAACACTCCAAAACTACGCGTTGCCAACAGCGGCGCAACCTGTAAAAAATTAGCCGCTAACTCTTGGATCGTGTTCGGAGATTTAGCGTAATGAAAATTGGAATTATGGCTAGTCAGATAAGCGGACATTTACAATTATTTGCCGATTATCTCGTCGTCGCTGGCGGCGGCGGTGGTGGTAACGCGTTAGGCGGCGGCGGTGGTGCTGGTGGTTTTAAAACTTCAACTGCTTACACTTTGCCATCTAGTTTTACCGTAACAGTCGGTGCTGGCGGTGCAGGTGCTTCAAACACCAACGGAACTGTTTACGGAGCTAATGGTTCAAATTCAGTTTTTGACACCATAACTTCAACTGGTGGCGGCGTGGGTGGTAACTCGCAAGGTGCAGGAGTAAAACCTGGTATTGCAGGCGGTTCAGGCGGTGGCGGTTCTAATGGTGGCGCAGGTGGCGCAGCTTCTCCAAGCGGTCAAGGTAGTGCAGGCGGAGCTGGTGAAGGTGTGGTTAATGGTTCTGGTGGTGGTGGTGGTGGCGCTAGTGCCGCTGGTGCTAACGCAAACACTTCAACAGGTGCGGCTGGCGTAGGCGGTGCAGGTACAAGTAATTCTTATTCAGGAAGCGCAGTTACTTATGCAGGTGGCGGCGGTGGTGGTGGTGGTATGGCTGGCGCGGCTGCTAATGGTGGCGCAGGTGGCGGCGGTAATGGAAGCCTAACTATTGGTGCAAACGGAACGGCAAATCTTGGTGGCGGCGGTGGTGCTGGCGGTGGCAGTACGACTAATGCGCCACCGTTTGCAGTAGGCGGTAATGGCGGTTCAGGAATTGTCATAATTAGATATGCAGACAGTAGCCCAGCATTAACTTCCATCGGCGGCGGCTTGACTTATTCCACTACTACTTCAGGCGGTTATCGCATTTATCAATTCACCGCAGGAACAGGAACGGTAACAGTCTAATGGCACACTACGCGTTTATTACAGATGGAATAGTAACCGAAGTTATTACTGGCATTGATGAAAACCAACTAATCGAAGGTTTAGATACTGAAACTTGGTACGGTAATTTCAGAGGTCAGTTATGTAAAAGGACTTCATATAATAACAATATAAGATTTAACTATGCTGGCATTGGATATGTTTATGATTCAATCAGAGATGCGTTTATTGCACCGCCGCCAGAAGGCAATTTAGGATTAGATGAAGCTACGTGCCAATGGATAATGCCAGAGGTAGAGCCACTTGGCTAACGTAATTCCACTAGGTACAGCCGCGAAGGTTATTGAAGTCGCCGTCGCGGAAATCGGCTACGTAGAAAAGCCAGAAAATATAACTAAATATGGCGAATATATGAAAGCCGATGGCTTGCCGTGGTGCGGATCATTCGTTAACTGGTGCTTTAGCCAAGCTGGCGTTAAATTGCCGTCAATGGTTGCAACAGCTATCGGAGCGCATAGATTAAAAGAAGTGGGTCGCTTTCATACAGAGAAGCCCCAAGTCGGAGATATTGCGTTTATGGATTTTCCGCACGATGGCGTGGATCGGATTTCGCACGTCGGAATTGTTGCAAGTGTTCACGCTAATTCGGTTACGACTATTGAAGGAAATACCGGTGGCGACGGTAAG